TCAGTAGGACTTAGTGTACCACCACCTAATGTAAAGTCGTTAGAATTACCTGATTGGTCTGTTACTGAATTACCATCTTTTAAAATAAAATAACCATTTGAACCATAAGTTACTGACGGACTTGTGTTAATTTTCCATTCACCAGTTGTACTATCTGTAGAACCAAAACTTGATGCATTATATTGTGTTCCATCAATAAAATGAATATGTGATAATACTCCATCAAAATAAGAGCTATCTGCGTTTTCATATCTACCAAAACTTGTTTGATGAGTATGGTTAAAACCAGTATCAAAATTTTGACTTGGTTGAGTTGATACTGTTTGTTGTTCACCATTAATATAAATTTTAACTCTATTTGAAGCTGTTAATTGTGTTGTATCTACTGCAACAACCACGTGGTAAAAAGCTGAATAATCACGGAATTTTCTATTATCTACATCACAATTAATCCAACTTGAACCTGTGGGATTAAATCCTACTCTAAAAGTGTTTCCATTTGCATCACTTCTAAATTCCATTGAACCTCTTGGAGTAGCACCTGAACCTTGAGCATAAGTTAAGATATAATTATCTTCACCTGTTCCTCTATTTAATTTTACCCAAAAGCTCAAAGTCCATATTCTTTGATTACCACCTGATGAAAATGTTTTTGTTAAATATGTATTAGCCATTAGTTAAATTGCGCTCCCCCCGTTGCACCGAAGCTAGAAGTCATAGAGAAAGCTCTATCTGCTGTTTGACCTTCGGCATCTGTTAATCTCAATGTAAAATTGTAAGTTGTTGGTGTAGTTGAACTAGCACCAAAATCTGTTGTTGTTAATGCACCTGTTGATGTATTTAAAGTTACCCCTGCACCTGTAAGTACAGAAGTTGTCTCTGAAAATGCAACTGTGCTATCTGAAGTACCTGCAACTGTCGCAAGTGTTCCTGAAAAATTACCAGCAAAAGTTCCTAATGCACCTGTTGATGTAGTCCAAGTAGGTGCTACAGAAGCAGTAATAATATTGTTTGTGCTTCTTCCTGCGTTACCATCTGGGTTTTCAATTCTGACATAATAGTTTCCTGTAGCTATAGTACAGTTTACTGAAAGTGATGTTGCACTTGTAAATGATACTGTGTTTGCTCTTGTTACAGCACCAGTAGAACCATTAATAAAGTCTACTTGTGGTATTGATACAAAGTTTGTTCCTGTAATAGTTATTGTTGTAGCTGTTGCAGGAGCAATCGTTTGAGATACATTGGCTACTGTTGGCTTAGTCTCTCCAACTGTAACTGCACCACCTAAAGATACTGCTGAACCATTTATTGTAATTGCTGAATTAGATAATTTAGCATTTTCTATTGAACCTGCTAGTTTAGCATTAGTAATACTTGGTAATCTGTCTATGTTAATTGTTCCTGCATTAATTACTGAAGCATTTATTGCCGCTACATTAAATGTTCCATAACCAACTATATCTATAATATCTCCTACTGCCGCACCTGAAGCTAGAACTACAGAAGTACCTGAAGTAATTGTAATATCACTTGCTGATAATCTTACACCATTTAGGTAGACATCTGCGAAACCTGCGTCATAAGCAAGTGTGTTTCCTGCTGTGTCCGCACCAGTAAATGTTGTTTGATTTGCGGTTGCTGTATAATTAAATCTTGCTGAAGTTCCGTTTACTGTAGAACCTGCCGCCGCCCAACCTGACGATTTGTAAACTTTTAATTCATTTGCAGTTGTGTCAAAATATAAATCTCCAACTGTTAATGAAGTTGTAGGTGCTGAACTTGCAATTCTATATACGTCAGCAAAGTTTTGTACTGCCGCTAAATTTGTAGCTACAGTTGATACTGCCGCATGTGCTGATGCTAAATTACTTAAACTAGAAATACCTGCAAGTGTAGACATGTTAGATACATTTGTAGATGTGCCTAGTGTTGCCATAGCACTAACATTAGATGAAGTACCTAATAAATCCATGTCTGTCACTACAGCACTTGTTCCAAGTAATCCCATTGCTGTGACATTTGCTGAAGTTGCTAAAATATTTAAGTCTTCAACAATTCCTGATGAAGCTAAAGTATTTAAGTCTGAAATAATATCTGAAGTAGCAAGTGTATTCATGTCTGATATAACATCAGAAGTTGCTAATAAAGCCATGTCAGCTACAACATCAGAAGTACCTAGTAATGCTAAATCTGCTACAACGGCACTCGTTCCTAATAATCCTAATTCTGTAGTTTTACCTGCTAAAGATGTAATATTAGTATTGTTAGCCGCTAATGTACTTAATCCACTTATTCCTGCTAGTGTAGCCATGTTAGTCACGTTAGCTGAAGTTGCTAGTGTGTTCATGTCTGACACAATATCAGAAGTTGCTAAAGTATTAAGGTCACTTATAATATCACTATTAGCTAGTGTGTTCATATCAGATATAACATCTGACGTAGCCAAAGTGTTCATATCTGCTATTGCATCTGAAGTTCCTAATAAAGCAATTTTAGATGTTACACCTGCTACTGTAGTTAAATTAGCTTTATCTGTAGCTGATAGCCAAGTGTTTTCTAAATAATTCTTTGTAGCCGCATGTTGTGCCGCCGTAGGGTCTGCCACATTAGTTAATCTTTTGCTTTGTGCGTCCCATTGAAAATCTGTGTTTGATATTTTAATAACGTCACCTGCATCATCAATCGCTTCTTGCGACATGAAGAATGCTTGGTCACTATCTGTATCTAAATCATTCTCTGTAAGTACAGAGCCAGAAGCATAATCTACTAATTTTGTACCTTGAGATGTTTTTCTTCTAATCTCAATAGCCGCATCTTGTGCAGGTGCAGAAGTGAATGTTAAAGTAGTCCCTGCACCATTTAACGTAAAAGCTGTTGTAGTTGACCCAGATAGGGTAACTATAAGGTCAGCAGTGCTTCTATAGCTAAAAGGAATAGAATATGATGTTGTACTGTTATTACCTGTATAACGTACAAAACTATTTGCCATGTATGATTTTCCTTAATTTTTGGTTTGGGTTTACTAAAAGTGTAAGGTTAGGGATTATTGAGTAAGTATCTCAATATAATTCTTTTTAGCTTTCTTTTTAGCATTCTTTTTAAGAGTTTTTCTGTCTTTTTGCATTTGCTTAATATTAGGAAACTCTTTTAATAATTGTTTTTTAGCTTTTGCTTCTGCTTTATGGACATACTCTAATATAAACTTTTGTCTTTCATCAATGCCACCTACAGTTCCATCAGCTCTTTTATATAATCTGCTTTTAGGGTCTTGAATAACTTTTTCTATTAATTGTTTTAAGGTTAATTTTTGACCTTCATAAGGTAAAGTAACTTGTCCTGTAAGTTCTCTCCATCTGTCATAAGCAGTTTGTTCTTTTTCATTTCTAATAGTTCTTAAATCTACTCCTGATTTTCTATCTATTTTTGAAGGTGGTACATATTTAAAATCTCTATTTTCATAAAACTTTTGTATTGCAGGATTGTTAGTGTTAGTCATAGCAAAAGGTGAAGACCATAGACCTGTTTTTCCACCCAGTCCAAACAACCAACCTTTGTCTCTATCAATTACTTCACCATACATATTACGTTTAGGCATAATTCCATCTTTATTTTTAAATGGATTTAAAGCTAATAATCTATCATTTAGAGTAAATAATTCTTTTTGGTAATCTTCATCAATTCTACTCATGTATCTTAAACCACCAGATAAAGGCATAACTTTATAAAAAGCTCTAGCTAATACAGAAGCACTAACTTTGTCAGGCGACCTTGTAGAAACAAAATCATCACTAAATATAAAGTTTGCAGTTTCAATAATATTTTTCATATAAAATTTAGAATTAAGATTTCTAAATAAAGAAGTTAAAACTCCCATAGATAATTCAGTCATGTCTTTTTGGACTGCTTCAGGTATATCTTCATTATATCTTAAAAACTTATTCATGCTGTCTTGTAAATCTGCCATAATAAAGAAAGGCATCATTACAGGGTCAGCCCTATTTAACTGAATATATCTGCCATCATTTGTTTTATATGAGTATGGTTGCCAACCTGTGTTAGCTTCTCTTTCAATATTTTCTCTATAATTTCTTGAACCACCACCAGTAATTTTTCCTGATGCTACTGCACCAAATGCGGCTGTCCATAATGCAAATCCCATAGTTGCTCTAGCGTTAGCCTCTGCCGCCGCTTCAGGATTAAGATATTTACCATCAGCACCTTTTTTTAAAGCATGTCGTGTGCTTAATACTAATTTGTTTGCATACGGCAAATGTTCAAAATTCCATTTAATTAAATTAGAAGGAGTATTAATAAAGTGTAAACCTAATGCTCTTGTCCATCTGTGTTTACTTGTAAAAGATAAAACACCTCCAGTAACACCACCTTCCATTTTACCTGTTTCAGGATTTAATGAATAAGCTGATTGAGTGTATGTACTTTCTCTAGCATATTGTAAGGGGTCATTAACTTGTAATCTATTTACATCTTTAATATTAGCACTTGTCATATCAACAGTTTCTATTGCACCACCAGAGGCAGTTTTTTGATAATCTGCTTCTAATTCTTTAAATCTAACTTTGTAATCATCTTCTTTAATTACACCTTTCCAAAAACCTTTGCCTGTCTCTTCTCTAATTTGTGTATTAACTTGTGAAGCTACTCTAGCTTTGTAAGTCATTGTTTTAAGAAATTCATCTCCTGCACTTAAAATTCTCATAGGAAATGTTGTAGCGTACCCGATTGGTTTAAATACATATTTATCAAGACCTGCACCTACCGACCCCATTCTGTCAGTCATAAGTCTTGTTGTAGCTTGTAACCATTTTTGAAGTTGTCCTTGTCTAATATTATTATCAAACTTCATTTGCTTACTATCAAGAATACCTCTACCTTCCATAAAACCTCTTTTAGCGGCTAGTAGAGCATCTTTAGTGTAAAGAATTTGATGAATGTAAGTGTCTACGGCTTCTTTAGCTAATTGATTTGCTCTTTTACTATCTTGTGGGCTTAAATATGCGGCTCTTACTAACATAGTTATAGGCTTCCATTGTGTTTGAAATAGACCAGATACAATGTTAATTGCATGTGTGTCAGGGGAAGATAGTAAGTTGTTATTAATAAACTCTGAAGCTAAATCCCAACCATTAACTTTTCTAGCATTTTGTAATGCCATGATAACTTGGTCAGTATCGTGTAGTTTAGCAATAGCTTTATAAAATTCTTTTGGCTTGCCTGTTTTTAAAGTTGCCATAGTAGGGTCTTCAGGATTTATTTTAAGTTCTGCGGCTCTAGCCTCATTCTTACCTACTTGCATAAACCTCATTGCTCTAGCTACGTTTTTAGTTATTTCTTTTTGATTAACTAAAGTTTCTCCTGCAATAGCTTGTCTTATATTTAATTCTTTTAATATTTTAGCTTCTTCAGCAGGAGTTATGTCTAATCTGTGAAGTTGGTTAGACAATTTAACTATGTCATCACTTTGTTTAGCAAGTAAATCACCATGTGCTAATATTTCAGCATACAATAATTTATCATCTTTAGCTCTTGATTTACCTAGTTTAATAACTGCATTAGTATCTAAACCTATAATTTGTGCTTGTTTAATTGCGTATCTTTCAGTTACTACATCATCAATTATTTTTCCTTCTTTTACCATTTGGTCAGCAAGGTTTTTTAAATGTAGTCTTACTTTTTTAGGATATTTATAATAATTTAAAACTTCTTCAGGAGGTTTACCTGAACCTATAGTTTTTCTTAAATTACCAATTTTCTCATCAAGCGTTTTTCCTACAAGCTGACTTTCTGTTGTAATTCTATCTACTGTAGCTTTATCTAAATTTTTGTATAATGCTTTATTAGGTTTAGGTTCTGCTAAATCTTTAAATAATTGTTTACCTGTAATATCACTTCTTCCATAGTCATGTATGTCTTTTAAGTTTTTAACTGCTGTATTGGTAGCACCTCTCATACCTAATTTAAAACCACCATAAGCAAATGCACCTCCAAACACAGTACCAAAACCAAAACCTGCTCCTGTAGCTATAGCACTTCTTTTAAGACTAAACTCATCAGAAACGCCTGTTTTAACTTCTGTAAGTTGAAGCATTGTGTCCTGTGCGGTAGCAACAACTGCTCCAATTTTAGCTTCTGTAAAAGCTCCTTTTCGTATAGCTTTTCCTATAGCTTCTTTTTGTGCAACTTTTGCCGTTTCCTGTAAAACTTCTTTATTAATTTGACCTGCAACTTTACCTTTAAGAGCTTCTGTTAAACCTTTTCTATATGCAACTTTAGCGGCTTGACCACCAATACCAAACGATATTAAATTAACTGGGTCAGCTATCATTGCTCCACCATTGTCATATAACCATGAACTAAAACTTCTATTTGGGTCATTCCAAAATGAAGGGAGTGCGTGATATGTAGAAGATATATAAGCTAACTGTTTGTTTCTTTCTGCACTGTCTGTAAAAGCATTGGCTAAATCTTTAGTCATAGAACCTGTGTTATTGTTTCTCCATGACCTGTCGTTGTAGAAATATTCTAGTAAATCTGCATGAGACATTTTTGAAAATACATTATTACCCCTTGCAGTAATCTCACTTTCTCCATCTCTATGTGTGTAATAACTTCTTAATGTGTTATAAAATTCTTCTGTTTGTATTTCATTAAGAGCTTCTTCTTCAGTATTAACTTTTCTTAATTTTTGGATTGTTGATGATGCTGAAGTCGCATCTGTTGATTTTAAAGTGTTCTTCTTCTTTTTTTTAAAGCCATTTAAAGTTGCCATATTATTTTAGTCCGTAGCTGTTAGCGATTAAATTTTGAATGATGTTTATGTTGTCAGTATCTTCTTCATCACTTCCTTTCATTAATCCTAAATTTTCTGTGATTGTTATTACAATACGCCCAAAATCTTCATCACTCATTGCCGCAAAAATGTCTTGATTAAATTCTGAACCAATAACTTGTTGTATATATTTTTGAAATTTAGGGTCTCTTACTTGTCTTATAAATTCTTCTTGTTTAATAATTCCTTCAATTCTAGGTTTTAGTAAGAAATCTTGTTTTCCTGCTTTTGCTATGTTTTCCGTTATTTCATTGACATACTGTGATAGTGTTACATCAACTAAAGTACCATCACCTGCATCTCTTTGAAATATTACAGTGTTGTTAACTTTTTCTTGTTGTTCTGCCGCACCACGCTCAATTTCTTCTTCAAATTCTTGCATGTCTTGGTCTAGTCTAACATCAGGTATAGTCTGCACATTTTCAGGTGATTTAAATTTATCTTCATCATTACCTGTCCAAGTTTTATTTACATAATCTTGTACTTCTAATATAAAATCTTTTCTCATTTTAGAAGTAACAGCGACACCCTCTTCTTTCCATCTCATTTCTTGTTCTTCAATTTCAAAATTTACATATCTTAAAACATCTGATTGTGCGGCTTGTTTAGTTCCAGTTCCGTCATCACTTACAGTGTAGTTTTCTGCAACTGTTTTTAATATTATATCTTTAGTGTTTACGTAATGATGGTCAGTATCATAGATAGGTGCTAATGCTCCTTTATTGTAAGCATCTTCATACCTGTCCCATCTTGCATTTGCTTTAGCCCATAAATCTTGAGGAATGTCTTGTGCAATAAAATCATTAACCATTTCTTCATGGCTAGTATAATTTCCTGTAGAAATACTCATTAAAAAATCTTGAGAACCTTTGTAATCTTTAATTACTCTACTTTCAGGGTCAGAATTAAAATATTTTCTAAATGCTTCGATTGTACCTGCATCACCTTTACTTGCTATTGTAATTTGTTTTGCTAATTCTTCTAATTGTACAGCATTTTTAGGTGTGCCATCTTCATTAGGTTTAAATGCTTCTACCCACACATTTTGTGTTGCTTTAGCTGTGTTATAGGCATCATCTCTTCTGGTTTTTTGTATAACAGCATCTTTTTTATTAGTTAATGCCGCTTTTAAAACATCTGTATTTTTATTTTTTCTACTGTTTAGAGAACCTAACTCTTGACCATTTTTGCCTTTACCTAAATTTAAAGACATAATCTTTTCTGCTCTTTCTATTTCTTCAATAGTTTCTGCTGTATCAATGATAGAAGCCACATCTTGTCTAATAGCTTCCATTAATTCTTCATTTCTATAAAAGGCAGTTAATCCTTTATTATCACTTGTACGAAGCACTGTTCCAAAAGATTTCCATTCTTTTACATACCTAGTATCTAAATCTTCATTAGGAATTTTTGACAATACTTTTCTTACTTCACTAATTTTCTTTTCAGAAGCTAACTGTCCTCTTTCTTCCGCATCTTTTATATCTGCGTTATTTTTCCAAATATTGTAAAATGAACCAAATCCTGCCATGAATGAACTGTCTTGTCCTTCCATATCAGGTAAAAACTTTTTACTAAAATCGTTAAGATTATCTTTTGTAATGTCATAGTCAGTTTCCATTGCGTTAGTCATTTGTTCTATAACTTCTGCCGCTTTTACTTTACCACTATGAAACTGTGTAGTTGCTTCTACATATTTGCCTGTTAAATCTGGGTGTTTACCTGCAAGTATTTCTGATTGTATATTTTCAAGAGTTTTGCCTGATGCTTCTAATGCTTGTATTTTTTCAATAGCTTTATCTTTTTTTCTGTCAAATTTTAAATTATTTGCATAACCTAAAGTTTGTGCAGAATTAGACAAGGCTTTAGATAAACCATCTGCCGCTTCTCCTGTTCTTACATACCCTGAATTTCCTGCACCATAATATTTGTTAGTAGATTGTCTAGTATATTTAACCATTTTTCTTTGCCGCCTTATCTTTTTGGTCTTGTTGATAACCTTGATTAGCACTTGAAGCTATGCCAATAATTAAACCTGTTCTTGATGGGTCTGTAGGTGGTGTTAAACTGTTGTATGTTTTAGACATGTTAGCATAGGCTTCTGTTTGTTGGGTTTGAAATGTTTGTACATCTTTATCATACTCTCTATTTATCTGATTCCAATCGTCATCATATAAAGCTCCAATAGATTGTACAATTTTTGTACCATCACCAAAACCTAAATTTATCTTTTGAGCAATTTCTCCTTCTCTTTCTTTTTTAGTTTTAATTTCTGATAATATTTTTTCTCTATCTGCACTTACTTTTTCTTGGTCAATTTTGTTAAGGTCGTGTAAATATCCTTTATCGGCATTTCGTCTTGTATTATCTTGGTCTCTTCTAATGGCTTTGTTTTGTGCTTTCTTTTCTCTATAAGCGTTAACTTGCCCTAGTATTGCTAGACCTGCCTGTGCGTATGCGTTACACATTATTTATTCACCTCTTTCATCATTAATATAAATGGCATTTTACCTATGCCGTATTCTCCTATTTTTGTTTTTGGTTCAAACCCTAAAAATTGCAACCATTTTAAACTTTTCCAATTTCTTTCATCTACAAAATTGTAGACATAATCATAATCTTTACTCATGTCCTCTACCCATTTAGGACACTCTTTAATAAATTGTTTAATATGCTTAAATAAATCTTCGCTAGATAATAACCAAACTATTCCATATCCTTCTTCTTTAATTGGACTAGAGCCAAACATTCCAATCACACCTTCTGCTTCTGTGCCTACGATTGTATAAATTTTTGCATTCTTTTGTGTAAAGGGAACAACTAAACTTTCTAAAGGTGTTGCTCCATCTGAAGCCATAATTTCTTGCCTGTCACCTTTTCTCATTTTAGGTGCTAATTCTAACGCATCTTTTAATTCTGCTTTTCTAACGTAGTTTTCTTTCATTAAATCCTACTTGCTCTATTATGATAATAACCTTCAACTTCTGCACCTGCGATATACATAGGCAAGTGAGATGAAGATTTAATATCTAAAGTAAATTGTGTATTTTGTGATTGTACTGGTACTCTTAAAGTTCCTGTTGAAATAGCAGGCTGTCCTATAATACTTGTAGACGTACCAATTACATAGCCATTCATAATAGCTGTTGATGTATCTCTATTTGTAGGTGTGACTTCTACTTGGAAGTAACCACTATTTTCAAAATTAAATGTTATGTTTCTAATCTGGTATCTACCTGAAGTTACTGCAATTAAACCTTTACCAGTGTTTTCTCTTACAAACTGCGTAGACATTCTATATTTACTTTCATAAGGCACACCAATGTATAACGCTGTGTGGTTTCCAACGATTGTATAAGTTGACCCTGACGTGTTTGTTGCGGTGTAATTATTACCATTTGTTCTGTCTACAGCTATTAATCCAGTTTTAGCTCCATAAGGAGATGTAAACGTAGTTAAGTCTGTTGTACTACTGTACGAACCTGTAACTGATGTTTTAAGGTCAATGTAAACTCCATGACCTATTGTTGTATCTTTTAAATTTCTTAAATCTATTTTAACTAATTTTGTAGTAGTGCCTTCAGAAACTAATAAATAAATAAAACTTTCTAATGACATAGCACCTAAAATCTTAACACCTGTAAATGTCCATTTAGACCAAGCATTTTGTACTTTTTCTCCACCATCAAAGAAATACTTATAGATGTACATTGTGTTAGCGTATGTTGTAGACACTGTGCCACTGTAAGGAGCTGTTTGACTATCTCCTGTGTCTGATGTTAAAAATATTAAAGTGTCTTCTGTTGTATTACTTACAATTTGATAGCAATTAGTTGGTATTAAATTTTGTACTGATACACTTATATCTAATCCATCATTTGTTAATGTATCATCATCAGCAAAGTATTCTCTTATTGCTGTGTTGTTTGTTCTAGCTTGTGCAAAGTAAGCAAACTTACCTGCTGATACTGGCGTAACTTTATCATCATGTTCAAATGACGATACTTCATTAAGTATAGCTGTTGTAGGTGATATACTTTCACCTGAACTATCTAATTTATATTGTGCTGTATCAGAAAATAATAATAAACTTTCATTAAATCCTACAGAGTTTTTAAGTGTATTAACTTGTGTGCCTGACGCCGCAATATCTATTGGGTCAGTATCTAAAACTTGTGTAGATGTTGTTGCAAAGTAATTAAAGAATGAAGCATTCTCTGTTAATATTAAATTTTCACCAGATAAAATACCTAGTCTATTTTTATAATAAGTTAAATTATTAATCTTTTTACCAACAAATGTTGGGTCAGGATTACTTTCACTATCTCCACATACTCTATCTGTCCAATCTAATTCTTTGAAAGTAAATGTACCATTATTATTATTAATTAATGCGTGTGGCATTGTAGAGTTAGTTAGTCCTACAGAAGTTGCAGGTGCAATAGTTTCATTCCATACACCAGATTTTCCTGTAAACTTTACATAATAATCAGATAAAGTTTCTCCTTCTTCTCCAGTAATTTTTAGAATAACACCTTCTTTTCCATAAAAAGGTAATTTGCTAAAATCTTGTATTTCATCTCTAATAGAATACATGGCTGTGTTACCAGAACCATCAGATGTAGTTATAGTGTAGTTTGCATTACCATCAGTAGGTTTTCCATAAATTACACTATCAAATGCTTCAAATGTAAAATGAGATGTAAAGCCAGAATAATTTGCTAATCCTTGTGTAGTAGACACAGAAGCATTAGTGTCAGTTCTTCTAACATTAAATCCTATGCCATTTGCACTACTGTCCCAGTGTGTGCTTGCTGTTCCATACAAAAGTATGTCTGTAATTTTATTTGTATCTCTAAATTTACTATCAGTAGCCGCATCACTACCTGAAGGTAATTGAAATACTACTTCTAATTCTTGTGCCATTGATGGGTGTTTCAATGCAACTTTATATTCTCTACCATAGTTTGTAAGTTTACAAACAACTAAAAATTCTTCTACTTTAGCCGCAGACGTATTACTATCTGCTGTAACTGTTGTTCCTGTGTTAGCTAAAAATGTGTAATCTGCAATGTTAACTAATTTAAAATTTTCTCTAGGATTTGTTGATGTTAGATAACTTGAACCACTAGCTATTGTTACAGTTTTTGCATTACCTGCTAAATCAAATACTTTGATACCACCATTATATAGAGCTACAATGTATTGATTATCTGCATCTCTTTGTATTTGCCAAAATTTTGTTTTGTTAGAATAAATGTTAGAACTATCTAATGTAGCTACATAATCTAAAGGTGGTCTTTTTGATAAACCATCTACTAAACCATTTTGTAAATTAACTTGGTCTTCTCCCTGATTAATACCTCTTTGTGTGGGTGTCTGTTGTGACATTCCATTTAAGAAATTAGGAATAGATTGTGATACTACTCCGCCCATTAGTAAGTCCTTCTATTCGGTCTGTGTATTATGTTAAGGGTATTTTGGTCGCCTTCAAGAATGTTAATGTCACTTTCTTGACTATCTGCTTGATGAAATGCCATAAGAGCTTCATTCTCATCTTGACCAATTAATGTTGTAATTTCTTTATCACCAATAAATCTTGCCGCAAATCTTCTTGCAGATTTCATTGTAATATATTGTCTTGCGTATTCTGGTAAATGTTCAAATTGTTGTACTAATACAAGGTCAACACCAGAAGGTGCTGAAGTAAATACGTCTGTGTGATTATCCAAATCATATAAATTTCCATTTCTTATTGTGTAGTTTAAGTATCTGTATTGAGAGTTTGCGTCAGCTTTAACGCAGTTTGAGGGTAGAGGAACTTTATTATCACTATCTAATGATAATGATTTGTAATTTACATGTGTGTTAAAATTCCAACCTTGTGATTGAATGGACATAGACGTCTCATTCAGAATATTTTTTGCTGTACTTACATCAACTGTAGTAGTGCCTGTAATACTATTTACTGGACTTTCACCAATAGTAGATAGCATTATGTTTACAGCTTGTAATTCTGAAGTAGGTGTTATTTGTGTTGCCATATATCCTTTAATTAAATTTTGTGTGAATAATGATGGGGGAAATAAATCCCCCACCAAAAGTAAAGAGGGACTATGCCGCTTCTTTGATACCGACTGCCGCTTCTGGTCTTAATACACCATGACCCATGCTGTATTTTGCAACCATTAACGTACCTTGTCTTCTTATGTCGTATTCCTTTTCAACAGCTAAATCCATTAGCTTAACAGTTCCTACTGCTGAAGGGTGAGATACAAGAGCAACAAAGTTAGTCAAGTTAACTGCTTGTGGTTTCGTTCCACCATTAGTAGCTGAACCTGCGTCTGGTAAAGCTGTAGTAATGTTAGACGATACAAAGTGAGGAACTGGTACTAATTCAATTCCTGCAATTTTAGCCACTTTGCCTGATGCAACACCACCATTAGCACCACCACTGAAGTCAACATTGACTGCATTAGTAGCATTCGCTAATTTGTAGTATTCTTCCAATCTCATAAAGCATTTTCTGCCTTCTGATGGAACATAGTTTGCATCAAGTTCTTTAGCCGCCGCAAAGATAGCATCTATCATTGCATTAGCCGCAGTAGCATCTGTAGAAGATGCGATACCTGTGTTGACTACGTTAGTTGTAGCATCTCCATTAGTTACGTTTGCACTAGCTAGAGTTGCTTGACCAATAGTTTGTAAGATATGCTTATCTTTTTGGAAAGATAATGCTCTACCCATTTCAGTAGAGTATGCACTTCTTACGTCCCAATGGTTTTTTGCCTCTTCAATATTCGATATGAATACAGATGAGATTAAAAGGTCATTAATTGTAATAACCTTTTCGGCTGAGTTAACTGCAGAACCTAATATTTCCGCTCCAACTGCGTGATACTCCGCACCTATTCTTCCCATTACTGGAAAAGATGCAGATTTGCCATTACTGATACTTCTTACCATATCAGCACCTTGTGTTTTTGAAGCTCTGTCAAATGAAGTAATTACTTCACCTGCGAATACTTTTAAAAACAGGGCATCATCACGAGTAGAACCACTATTAGCATTTCCGAATTTAACTGGACTTGCGTTTGACATTTTAGTGTCTCCTTATTATTGATGTTAATGTTAATAAAAGCCTCTTCAATTAAGTTATTTAGTCAAGATTGTCCTCCGCAGAGGGTCAAGTTATTTGGCTAAATTAAAGTTGGCAGTTGCCACGCATAAGCGTTGCACAACTATGCTTTCTTTTTAGGAAATCCTTTTTTCATATTTGAATATGCAGATTTACTAATTGTACTTTTTGATTTTGAACGAGAAGTACCTGCTCGTTTTCTTTTATTGATGTTTCCGTATAGACTATTTTTTACCATTTTTTTCTTTTTTTATTGATGCTTCTGTTATGTTATCTATTTCTGATATTGCATGTTTTGCATGTATTAATTTATCAAACTGTGATTTTATAGTTTTCATAAAATTATCATGGTCTGCAACACCAACAGAATTTTTTAAAAATGTGTCAATGACTGCTGTACTTTCCGCAACTTCTGCGTCATACAGTTTTCTTAATGCTACTAACCACATTTTTATAATTCCGATTTAGCAAGTTTATCTTGCACTAATGCTTGATACGCAGGGTCTTTTGTATACCTGTCATCAGACATAGCGGCTGTAACTTCAGCCCAAGATTTGTAACCATCTTGTCCTGAAACTGTAGCTTTACCTTCTACAAGATTAGGTTCGTTTCCATTTGCTTTTTCAAATTTAGCTTTTAATCCTACTACTGCTAACTTTGCAGTTTCTATATCTTTAGAATTAACGGCTGTATTGTAAGCTGTCTTTTCTTGGTCAGTCATATTGTTTGCCGCCCAATCAGACATTTCTGTGTAAGCATCTGCACCACCAACTATATCTTTAATTGATTTTGCTTGTTGGTCAGCGATTGCTTTTTGACCTTCAATAAACTGGTTTACATAATCTTTAGGTATACCTGCTTTTTCTAATGCTTCGTATGATTTAGCATCTAGCTCACCTTTTTCATTATACTCTGTTGCTAGGTTATCCATATTTAAACCTGCACTCTCAACTGCTTTTTCAGCAATTTCTAAATCATTCTTTGGCTCTTCTTTAGGAGTATCTTCTTTAGGAGCTTCTTCTTCTTTGTTGCTACCAAGTTTCTTTTCTAACTCTGAATATGACTTTGCTAAATCTTCAACACTGTTGAATTTTTCAGGTAAGCCTTCAGGTTTACTTTGTGTAACATTCTCTTCTACTGGCTTTTCGCTAGTAGTCTCGTCTTGTTTTATCTCTACTGTGTCTACCATGTTTCCTTTTTATTATTGTGGTTTAGTTAGGTTGTTTGCGACTTGAGGAACTGCTTTTTCTGCCATCTGCATCATTTGCTGTTGTTCCATTTGCTCTGCTTCAGCCGCTTGTTCTTCTGCTAGTTGCTCTTGTGATTTTAATAAACCATCTGTATCAATTCCTAAACCAATAGCGATACGTTTGATTAAATCATCAGGGTTTAATGCCTGAACAACTTGCGGATTTATCTGTGCAAGATTTCCTATCTCTGCAACAAATTCTCTTAATTTTTGTAAATCGTTTCCTCTACCTAATGCTTCAATACCAGTAATAATAGTTGGTTGAACTGTGCCTTTAGGTAATTTTGGTATTTCACTAGACTGTTCCATTCTTTTCATAAGTATTGCTACTAATGGTAATTGAAACTCTTGTGATAGTAATGAATATATGCCACCCATAGCAGTCTCTAGTTGTTCTGCCATGTATCTAATTTCTTGTGCTGTAACTCTTTCAGCATCTCTTTGTATTGCTGTGTGTAATAAGAATGCGTAAGACATTCTTTCTTCTAATTTACCAATAGATTTTTCTACTACTTGTAAATCATATTGTTTTTGTGCTTGTAGTACAGACACATCATCAGCCGTACCAGTAATGATGTCACCATTTCTAGTCATAGCTAAATCTTTTTTTCTAGTCACAGAATTTGGTCTCACCATAAATACTATTTTAGATGAAGCCGCCGCACTTTCTACAAGTGCTTGTGATAATCCTTCTAATGATTTTAAATCACCAATAAATTCTTCAACATATCCTCTGCCGTAATCTTCATTGTCAACTCTAACCATTCTTAATGCTTGGTAAGGCATTCTTTCTTTTTTAAATGTACCAACACTTTCTGGTATTTTAATTCCGTTTACTTCCTGACAAACATAAAATTCATTTTCATCTAATTTGTAAACATGTGTGTATAATTCTATTTCTTCATCTGCTTTATACTCTGGGTCTGAAATAACTTGTGCTGTTACTTCTTTACCTAAAGATAAAATACTAGCTTTTTCTTTAATAACTATTTCTAATATATTTCCTGAAGCATCTCTTCTAACTACATATTGTGATAAAGGAAATACTCTCATGCTTCCTTTTTTAGGTAAATAAGTTAATACATTACCTCCAACAATTAAATGTTTTAGTGCTTCAAATACTGAAACTCTTAAAGCAAGCTGTTCAATTTTACTTGATACTTCTTTTTCAATAACAGACAAAGATTTCTCTATGTCAGTTTTCATCTCTTTATTTTCTTCTAATTCTTTTTTTGCATCACCAGATATTTGTAATCTAAAGAATGGGGAATTTGGGGGAAGCAAAAGTAAAAGAAGTTTACTTGCTAGATTGTTGACGCCTCTTGCACCAACAGATTGAAATGGATTGTATAATTCACTTGATGATGTAAAACCATCAGGTTTGATAAGAGAAGGAATAGTTAATTCACTACACTCTTCTGCTCTATCTAAATAATGTTCTCTTTCTGTAGTTAACTTACTGTATCGTTCTTTTGCTGTATTAGCTTTCTGTAAACTACCTGCGTATTCCATCTATTAGATACTAGAGTTAGTTGCTATGTTTAAACCAGAAGAAGTGTTTAAAGAAGTTGTACCTGATTTCTTTATTTTTTTCTTCTTGATGTTTAAATCCTGCTCGTTTGCTGTTACCAATTCAGGTGCAGTCTGCTCTCCAACTTGCTGTGACGTGTCCACAGGATTTGGGGGAGTAGGCTGTACTGGTGGTGCAGGAATTTTAGGTGACATGCACATATTATTTATCCCTCTCTTTTAGTGTATTAATAAATTTTACTACGTCCCTTTGACCTGCCTTAAAATAGATAGTTTTAGTATCATCTTTTAATTCAGGTGATTTTTCAGGGTAAACTTTATTCAACAACTTTATTAAGTCGTTTACTGTTTCAGGTAAGAGTATATCTTCCATTATGTTTTTCATCTAAAAGTGTAAGGTTAGCTCCAAAGATTACCTGTGACAGTACCTTTGTTGTATTCTGTGGCTCTGTTTTCAAAGAAATTAGCATGTTCTACGCCATTTAACACCCAGTCTAACCACGATAATGGATTGTCTTTAACACCATAATTAGGTTTTAAAGATAACTGAAGTAATCTTCTATCAGCTATATATCTAATATATTGTTTAACTTCGTCAGCTTTTAATCCTCTTATTCCACCCATAGTAAAAGCTAAATCAATGAACTTATCTTCAAGGTCAACCATGTCTCTAGCTGTTTGATAGATACTTGCTTTAAATTTTTCTGTCCAAATATTTGGGTTTTCTTTTACTAAAGCATGAAACAATTTAATCATACTTTCTACGTGGTGTGTCTCATCTCTTATAGACCAAGTAACAATCTGACACATACCTTTCATACGACCATATCTTTGAAAGTTAAGTAACATTACAAATGAAGCAAACAACTGCAAGCCTTCACCAAATGCAGAAAAACAAGCTATCTCTCTAGCTAGTCCTTCTAATCCACTGCCTTTACTTTTAAAAAGATATGTATGTTTATCAGACATTTCTTTATACTCTTGAAATGCTTGGTACTCTTTATCAGGTAAACCAATCGTATCATTTAATAAAGAATAACTATGTGCATGATTAGCTTCTGAAGTTGCTATCGCAGACAACATCATTCTTATTTCTGGTGGTTTAAATTTAGGAATATATTTGTCAAGGTATGCTTGAGCTATATCTACATCTCCTTGTGTAAAGAATTTTAATATTTGTCCTATTAAATTTTTTTCTTCTGCACTTAATCTTTCATTCCAATCTCTTACATCTTCATGTAATGGTACTTCACTTGGAAGCCAATGCATTTTCTGTTGCATGTCATAACTTTGGAAAGCCCAATCATATTCAAAGGGTTTATAAAATGCTCTGCTTTTAAATAAACTCATCTTAATAATTCTATCCCTTCTATAATAATAATTATTAATAATTCTACTGCGAGGATAGTGTGATACACTGTCCACAATACTGTTTGTTTTTGTTTTCTTTTTTTTCTTTTACGTCTTGGTTTATCTATTCCATCAAAAATACTACTGTCCGTCATTTCTTTTTATATCCTTTTCCTGTTTTTTTATTTCCCCATAACTTTTGCCAAGACCATACATTTAGTTTGCTAGAGTAATGACTAATTTTTATTAATAAATAATAAGTAATTCTATCTATCATTATCCCTCACACGCTAAACAATCTGCTTCTGGTATGATTGTTCTTTCTACTTTTTTTGATACTAACTCTGCACGTTTGATTGCTTCACTTCTGCAATAATACAAAGTTTTTAATTTACGCTTCCATGCTAACATGTGCATGTCGTGTAATTCTTTTATGTTAACATCAGCAGGAACAAAAACATTTACTGACTGTCCTTGACATACATACTTTTGTCTATCTGCCGCATGTTCAATTATCCACTGTTGATTTATTTCGATACCAGTTTTAAAAATATCTTTTTCATAGTCAGATAACTCTTTAAGATGTAAGACCGAGCCTCTTTGAGAGACAATGGACGACCATATATCATCATTGTTTATACCTTTCTTTTCTAATAATTTTTCTAAATATTTATTCTTAACTAAAAAAGAACCTGACATAGTTTTTTGCACATAAGCATTAGCTCTGTAAGGTTCTATTGATGGTGAAGTAGTACCGCAAATAATAGAAGAAGAAGCATTAGGTGCTATGGCTAGTAAGTGTGCATTACGCAAACCAGTGCCTTCCATGTCAGGAGCTTCCCCTCTTTTAATTGCTAGTCTTTTACTTTCTTCCACCGCTTGTTCTTTAATACTTTTAAACATTTTCATGTTTAGTGATTTAGCTAACGCACTTTCAAAAGGTATGTTTTTTGATTGCAGATAAGCATGAAAACCCATAGCTCCTAAACCAATACTTCTTTCTTGTGCCGCACTAAATTTTGCTCTGAACACACTGTCTGGTGCATGTGTTATAAAATGGGTTAAAGCATTGTCTAAAAATCTAACTAAATCAGATATAAATAAACTGTTATTTTTCCATTCATCATACTTTTCTAAATTAACAGAAGACAAGCAACACACTGCTGTTCTTTCTTCATTAGTAGGTAAAGTAATTTCAGTACACAGATTGGAATGATGTACTTTTAATCCTAGTTTCTTTTGTTGCATAGGCAAAGATTCATTAATAGTATCTATAAATGAAACGTAAGGCTCACCAGTGGCAACTCTTGTTTCTAATAATTTTTGCCACAAATCTCTAGCTGATATTGTTCTTATTGTTTTGTTTGTGTGTGGGTCAATTAAATTCCAACTGTCATCATACGTAGGTTCAGCAATACACTTTTCTATTAACTGCATAAACTCATCAGAAATATTTATTGCATGGTGTAAGTTAAGACATTTTCTATGTATGTCACCGCCACTAGGCTTACGCATTTCTAAAAATTCTATTATCTCTGGGTGTGATATATCCATGTATGCCGCATAACTTCCACGTCTTGTTTTACCTTGTGAGAATGCAAGTATCTCACTATCAACTACATGTAAAAATGGTATTGAACCTGATGATTGTGAACCACCAGATGTTTTAGTTCCATCACTTCTTACATGTCCCCAATAGCCACCAATACCACCACCAATAGAAGCAAGCCATGCGTTCTCTGTGTAGTGTCCTGTTAAACCTTCTCTACTGTCACCAACATAATTTAAAAAACATGAAATAGGCATACCTCTGTTAGTTCCACCATTGGATAAAATAGGCGTGGAGTACATAAACCAAAGTTTTGAAGCGTAATTATAAATACGTTCAGCCATCTCATCATTATCAGAGAATGCTTTAGCGGCTCTCATAAATCCATCTTGCGGAGAATGTTCATCAGGTAATAAGTACCTGTCTTTTAATGTTGTCTTACCAAAGTCAGTAAGTAAATTATCTCTTTCGTAATCTATCATATATGTGTTACCTCTAAATGGTACTTCCTATCTAATGTCATGTAATTAATTCCTATTGGTTCAAATTCATCTAATGCGTCAAACACAGTTTGCTTTTTTAAATCACTACAAGTGTAGACATCTAACTGAACCACCGCAGGTGTGTCTTCGTCCCAAGAATGAAATGCTATGTGTGATGTATCAATGGCTTGTAAACATGTTAATCCTTTGTTGCCTTTTTTGTTTACATACACTGCTACTGTGTCACCCAATGGTGTCATGTTTAGTTTCTCAACTAAATTTCTTATCCATTTTTTCATTACTTCAGGTTCTTTGGGTGGCTTTTTAACTGAAGCACGAATAATAATATGTTTATGTTCTAGCATTACTTTCCTAATTTTAATTTGATTTCTGTTTGTGTTTCTTTTTCGATTAATAAATCTATGTATTGTTTCGCTTTGTTTAAATCTTCAAGTTGCTTTTCTTTAGTTGAATGTTTAAAACGCCAACGACACAAATACTTAATTGCGTTACCCTCCGCATAAGGAATATTGTTTTGCATGATAAAGGTGACTGGTTCTATCTTGTATCTAAAATAGTGGCTTGGTTTCTTTACTTGGTCTGCCATAGTTTTACCTTCCCTGTTTTCTTATTGTATTCACCATGTCTTAATATTCTTGCAACTCTAGCTTGTTGTAGAGCTTCAGCGTGGGTGTAACCTTTGTCTTTGTAAATACCTTTAACAATTTTCCAAAGGTCTAAAAGTGTAACATTAGAATATTTCTTAATTAACTTTTCAGCAGTTTTAATACCAACACCTTCAATACCATCATAGCCATCAACCTTATCTCCAGTTAAAACTTGAAGCATAAAATTATAGTTAGCCATCTTCTCTGGTATTTGTTCTACAGTGGTTGCGTCTTGTGAAAGTAAAGCAGGAATAGTTCGCATGTCTTTGTCTATGCTAACAATTATTCTTTCTTCTTCTGGTGAAGGTTCAGTTGCCATAATACCCATGACATCATCTGCTTCTAAATTTTTCCATATCACACCATTGTGTTTATCCATGATGTGTTTACGCATAGCATTTAAAACTATTGGTTTACGCTTTGCTTTTCTGTTTGATTTGTAAGTTGGAAGAACATCTTTTCTAAAATTATTCTTATCTGTTAGTGCAACTATGTAATCATCTGCTGATAAATTAGAACCTAAATCATCAATGACTGCATCAAGTTGTTTTATGCAACTGTTTTCATCAGAGTGTAATGTCCATAAGCCACCACCCCAGTTAGTTTCTATCTCATTGTTAGTAGCGATTTGGTAAGCAAGTATGTCACCATCAACTAACAAAACTCTTTTCTTTTTATACATTTATTTAACTATCCTTTCCTGCATAGATTTGCTTAAATTTTTTGGCAAAAATATTTCGGCTAAAGGAACAAGAACAAACTTACTTCTCCAACCATCACCACCATTCTTTAAGGTTTTGATATATTTTTTTGCTAATCTTTTGATTGTCTTTGTGTCAAATATTAATCTACAATAATCTTTGTCACCATCTGCCAATATATGACACCAGTAATCAGACTTCGTAGCCATGACACCTGAAGGTTTGCCGTTACATTCTATTTCAATAGCAATGTTACCAGTTTTAAACCACCAGTCTCTTTCTGTTTTAACTTCTATCTTTGTTTTATCTTTATCTAAGATAGAGGCTAAACGCTTTTCTCTTTCTTGACCATACTTTAGGTCAAGGTCAAATTTTTTATTATACATTAGTGTGTTCCACTCCAATTTGTTGAAATTTTATACTCGCCTGTTAGCGGCACTCTTAATTGGAAGTGTTCACCTGCACGTCTAATGCAGTCTACTGCTATCTTGCCAATGTCTTCAGCGTCTTGCTCTTCACACTCAACTTGTATTTCATCATGTACCCATACAACTTGCTGTGCGTTCTTAAATTTTGTAATTTCTTTATTAAATTCTACTAACCATCTCTTACATAAAATTGCTCCTGCACTTTGTAAAAGTGTGTTAAGTGCTGAATAGCTGTTCCTAACTTTAATCTGTCTTTTATCTAAACCAGTTAGATAACCACGTTCAGCCGCAGACTGTACGCCTTCTATAAGTTTATGTAGTGCAGGTAAGTTATTTAAAAATCTTTTCTTAATCTTTCCTGCTTCTTTAAATGGTTTGCCTATTACTTCAGCAATTTTTTTCACACTTCCACCATAGAGAAAGCAATAGTAAAAACGCTTTGCTAAATCTCTACTGTCTAACCCTGCTAGTTTTTGTGTCTCTGTGTGTATGTCACCATCAAGTGCAACTTTAGTGTACGCACCATTGTCAAACTTAGACATAAAATGACACAACATCATTACTTCTAAAGATGAAACATCTATACCTACTAATCGTTTACCTTTTGGTACTGTAAATAATTCTCTACACTCTTTACCAAATGGTGCAGACGTACTTGGTACTTGTCCTAAATTGGGGAATGAATGACTTGCTCTTTGTGTAACACAAGAGTTTGTATTACATGTGCCATGAATTTTACCATCACGTTCATGTTTTAACCACGCTTGTGTACCATTAGCTATCTGTGCAATTCTTTTGTTTAATAAAAAATGTTCACACAATATTTTAGCTTCAGGATATGGAAGTTTAGATAATATACTATCATCTAGTTTAGCTTTACCATCTGATGTAAATTCTTTTGCGTCCCAACCATACTTATCTTTTAATCTTTGTGCTACGTGGTGTCTGCTTGAAGGGTTAAATACAGTAACACTATCTTTCAATCTTTTACCTGTTTTAGTTGACCATCTTTCAGCAACTATAGGCTCAAACACACCTTGTAATTCTTCAGCTAGTTCTGCTTGTCTTGCTTTTAATTTAACAGATAATGCTTCTGCTTTTTCTCTATTAAAAGTAAAACCATATTGCTCTTGTTTAAATATTAAAGAAGCTACATCATGTTCTAAATCCAGAGCTTCTTGGGAGTAACCTTTTTCTTCTATAACTTTATAAAGTTTATAAGTAACTTCAGTATCTTGTATGCAATAGTCTAACATCTCTGGTGTAAAAGTTTGCCAGTCAGTTGTTATCTGTTCTTTATATTCTCCAATACGATTACCCCATGCTTTTAATGAATGTCTACCTATACAATCTTTAGGAAAATCTTTTATTGAAAAGTCTTTTTCTTTAATGTCTGAAAATAGTAATCTTGTTCCCACTAATGTGTCAAAAATTTTGCACCGAAATGTAACGGAAAGTAATTTCTCTAATACTGGAATATCAAACTTAATTATATTGTGACCAATAAGTAATTCTGCGTTTTCTAAAAGTTTAACAGCTTCTTGGTTACTAGGAGTAAGTATTTCTCCTGTATCTATATTTTTTAAAACAATACAATGTACTGTGTCACAAACATTGAGAAATCCATTTGTCTCTATATCAAAGATGTATCTCAAAGTTTTACCTTCTTAACTTTTAAAACATTGACTGTTGGAATTGTGGTTATGTTGCCAACTTCACCTAAAGAGCCATCATCATTAAAATTAACATCTCCTGCAACAATATGTACGTCATTGTCTTTTTTAAGAAGCCAACCATTTGAAATACAGATTGTTACTTTGCTATTTGTAGCTTCTTTAAGAGTAAGCCAAGCCGAATTACTGTTTATATCTTTCCAATGTAGAGATACAAAAGGTGCGTCTAATATCTTTTTATTTATTTTAGGTAATTTCATAATTAATGTAATGTGTGTAATTTTACTTGAACATACATAGCCGCTTCTTCTCCATTCATTGCCATGTGTGTTAATGCTTCTTCAACCATCAAAGCTGAAGTGTCTTTTGCAACATCAAGTGTAATAATTCTTTTATATTTTTTAGCTTTTGCAATAGCTTCTAAAATTATAAATGACCAAGAAATTGCATTGTTTTTTTCTTGTCGTGTTCTTTTTCTAATAGTCATCTAAAACATCTGGAGTAGTTTCTGAAAGACAACCTGTTTCTAAATCATATAATAAAGAACATGCGTTGCCTGTCTCTCCTGAATATCTGTTTTTAAGAATTGTAAGTTTTGCTAATTTCTTATCTGATTTTATGTCCCTACTTATGGATATAATTAAATCTGATAATTGACCAATGGAAGCCGACCCACGTAGACTGTTCATGGTAACTTCTTTACCATCTTCAAATCCTTTATCGCCTTCACTACGTCTTAAATGTGATACTAGAATAACTCCAATACCTGTTTCTTCTACAAGTGTTCTTAATTTACTTACAAAGTAATCAATAAGTTTTCTTTCATCACCTGTATGTTCATCACCCAATGCAGATAGAGCCATGTGTAAATGGTCTAATACTACAAAGTCTACTTCACATGATTTTGCTAAATATCTTATTTTAGATAATAAATTGTCGGCAACTGTACAGCCAAAGTGGTTAAATAGATAAAAATTCCCATTACCAATAGTTGATTTAAAAGTTTCCTGTAATTGTTTTTCATTTATTCCTTCTCTTGTTAAATGCAAAGGTTTTTTAAGGTGAACACCCATAATACCTAATGCACTTCTTTTAATACTTTCCTCTAACGCAATATAACCAACACCAAATCCTTGTTTCAATAAATCTAGTGCAACATGTCTACAAAAAGATGATTTTCCAACTCCTGTCCCTGCCGTTATTGTGGTAAGCTCACCTTTTCTTAATCCATGTGTTTTTATATTAAGACATTTAAAAGGATATTGTGCTGTCACCATCACATCTTCTTTCATAATCTCATCAAAAATTTCTGAACCTAAAACAATACCATCAGGTCTGTATGGTTTTGCATTCCACATACATTGTTTAAGTTGCTCTGCTTTATCTGCTAACAACATTTCGTTAGCGTCTTTAAGTGGTAGAGAAGCAATCTTGGCTTTATTTGGGGTTAGTATTTTAGAACATTCTAACGCCGCCTTTTGCCCATGTTCGTCTTGGTCGAACATAAAGATTACATTCTCATAACCCTCCAAGAAATCGAGTGATTTTTGAATATCTTTTTTTGCACCTGCCGCACCTGTTTTAATAGATACAACGTCCCATCTGTTGTTGTCTTGTATTTGAGACATAGTAAGTGCATCAATTTCGCCTTCAGTTACAGTAATGTACTTGCCTTTTCCTTTGCAAGTTTCTTGTCCAAACAATCCTGCTTCTTTAGGATTGCCTAACCATTGAAATTCTTTTGAGGGGTATCGTAATTTTTGTGCTACTAACTCTTTGCTATCATTATAATAATTAGCAATATGACAAGGTCTTCCAAAGTATGCTCCAACTTCATAATTATATTTCTTTGCAGTGTCTAAAGTTATATGACGTTTATTAAGAGGTAATATTTCACCTTTAATAAATTTAATTTCTTTTTCTGTATTAGTTTCCATAGTTGTTGATTGTCCTTGTGTTGTTTTTTGACATGAGAAACAGTGTGCGTGTCCATCAGAATAAACAGCATTGGCGTCAGAAGAGCCGCAGTTCTCACATGGTGAGTGATATAAAAATTCGTTTTCAGTATTCATTGTGTTTTGTTTTGGATTTTTTAAAAGGGAAGAGGTAACTTCAGTCTCCCTCCATTACCCCATAAATGCGAAAAACTCCTAGCTATTTCTAACTAGGAGCTTCTCAATCAATCAACAATCGAATGCACATCAAAAGACATGCACGATTTATTGGAGTTAATTGCCTCTCGGCAACCCACTACCTCAATGTTGTACTTCTTTTTCAACTTTTTTACAAGTTCACGTAAAGATACGTATTGCTGAAATGTGAAGTTAACATCAAGACTTTTACCATCTTCCGATAAGCCTCCTACAAGACCTATGGCGATAGAATTTTGGTTAGTAATTAATGGTTGATTTATAGGAAGAATAGCACCAGACATTTCTTCTGGTCTGCCCTCTTCAATCTTACCATCTCTTAAAATTATAAAATGGAATGCGTTATGGAAAAAACCTTCTTTTCTATTTTTTAAAGTTATATCCTTTGCATTAAAGTTTTCACTAGCTTTAGTCTTTGTGGAGTGAATGACTATAAAATCTGTTCTTGTTCTATTATTGTTATTCATTCAACCACTCCAATGGAATATGTTTGTCAGCATATTTAAAACCATATTTCTCACACCACATAGCGTAAGTAGTTGCTGACTTTTTAGATATTCGACTTCTTGAATTACTGAATACAAATCTAATATCTAGTTTTGGATTTTGTTCTTTAACAAGACGCATTTTTTGTCTGTCTGCTGAAGTAAACAATCCTTTTGTTTCAATAAATATATCTTGTTCTTTTAGGTAAAAGTCTGGGGTATAAGTATGAGCTTTCTGTGGTTTAACATAAGTTAATTTAACCTTCTCATATTCATACTTTACACTATTAGCGTCTAACTCTTGTGAGATAGCTATTTCTAGCCCAGACCTAAAACCATATTTAAGTCCTACTTGATTAGAAGTCAGAAATTTCTTGTACTTCATTCTCTTTCGTAACTTCTGGTGCAACATAACCATCTTTAATTTCAGAAAAGCCTTGTGCATTTGCTCCTGCACCAGACCCACCTTCAACTAATTTAGCTATTTGTACCGCTTTTAATCGCAAGCTAACACCTGCTCCTGCCATTGCAGTGTAGTAAGGTATCATCTCTGCTGAAACTTTCATTTCACTTCCAGACCATACTTGCTCTTTCATAGGTGTGCCTTTGCTATCAAAAATTGGTATCTTGATGTCTATTACGTCACCAGACTTCATCATAATTTTTGCTTTAGCTTTGAATTTAAAGATTACGTTTCCAGTAGGTTTACCTTCTACATATTCTTCCTCAAAAGGCATGTTTGCTTGTTTGGGAGGTTTACCTTTAGATTTTTCTTTTGCCATTTCTAAAGATTTTTTCATCTCATCTTGTATTGATTTGATGATTGGCTTTGCCTCTGCACCTTTGATAATTAAGTTAGTCTTGAAGTGACCACCATTCTCTTTATCAAATTTAGTGTCAGGCGTATTTAACCAACAATACTGTGATACACCTACAGGTGTTACAATCTTGTTGTATGTTTGCTTTTTCATATTGTCCTTATTGTTATTGTTCTCTGTGTTTTCTCCGTTGATGTTGATTGTTCTAATAGTGTAAGGTTAGCCACACACAGTGCCGACTAACTGCCATTTTTTACCATCTATAACTATTTCATGTTTGTTGAGACTATCGTGATACGTAGTTTTTGGTGCATACTCACAATTAGCTACTTTCAATTTATGAAAATACAGTTGGCTATCCAATTTGAAGTCAGTTTCAAATGGAATAAGTATCAGTGTTACTATCAACATGTGCATAGGATTAGGCAAAGAAAAACTTAGATTTGTGTAGTAAATCTAATTCCAAGTTTCCACTTTTAGGTATTGCAGGTAACTTTTCTTTTGTCTCTGTATCTAACTGCAACCCTACATCTAATTTAAAACTACTTAATAAGTTTTGTTTAAAGATACCTACAAAGGCTTCTCTAATGCTTTCATTAAGTTTGTCTATGTCACAAGCATGTGTAGCAAAACTGTCATGCACATTACAAAAGTTTTCAATTCCTTTTTCTTTTGCAATATTTACAGTTCTTACCATGCAAGCACTATCTAGTGAGTGTACATAATTTGCGGCAACAGCATTTCTTGAACGCAACTTATCAGTTTCATCTTTCTCCACTTTTATTTGTGGTGCAAAGACTTCACCCATCAAATGAGAACATACTCTTTTACTTTTCATTTCTGGATAGTATTGGTACACAGGAAAACCAACAGGTGTAACCCAATGTATAGGTACTCCTTCTTTTGCAATTACTCTTGCATTGTTTTGTAAGTAATCCATACCAACTCTTGCTGATTTTAAGTTTTCACCTATGCTGTCCCAAATTATTTTGGCAAGATATGTTGCAGGTTTAAACATGTCATCAAATGGGTGCATTTCCCCTTTGTCTTTTCTTTTAGTTAAATCTTCTACGACAAAGTCAGTACAAGAATATCTAGTAGACCCATAACAAATTGTCATAATAGGTCTCTTACATGTTGAACGCTTTACTCCATAGTCTAACCATTTCTGTGCCATTGGGTCTCCTTCGGTAGCTTTTACTTTTAAAGTTTTAATAACTTCATTAGCTACTAATTGGTAGATGTCTTGCGGTATCTCACTAGGTAAACAATTAACTAATTTACCTGCTACTTCATCTTTAAGTAATAAAGAATAAATTTGTAAACCATTACAAGAGCCATCTACGTTAACAGGTATATAAGAAATAAATCCGTCACCTGTTTGTGTGTATCTGTTCCATTCGTCACAAAAAGCTAAAAATTGAAAAGCATTATCTGCGTCTTCCCACTGTCTATTTCCAATAGGGTCTTCAGCACATTGTTTAATCCAATCTTGATTATCAATAGTCCATTTTTCTCTATCTTCTAATGACACTTTATCGTTACCCCACATGTTTGACCCATGTACAGCAAGCCAAAAGACACCTCTGTTTTCTTTTGTGATAGCTTTACCTTTACTAAAATTTAACAATGCTTTTGCACCATTAATAGATTGATAGTTAAGAAAAGCAGGCACACAATAAGCTCTTCCTCTAAAATCTAATTGCAATGGGAAATACAAAGTAGCATAATTTTTAAACAAATCAGCCAACCATAAGATTTTAGCATATAGCATTCTTTTAGAAGCCATTCGGTTATTCTCTGTGTGAACAATGACACTTTCTTTCTTAAACTTTTTGAGTGCCTCTGGGTTTGTGTCTATATCGTGAGGTTTGTTAGGAGTTTGTAGGTTTTCTATGGGTGGCATACCTCCAATAGAAAGTGACTTGTCCCAAGCATTCTGCATAACTTTAAGAATAAAATGGTTTATCTTATAAGCTGTGCTTTGCATTAAATTTACAGCATTAGTTACCTCTGGCATAGCATGTCCTTCTAGCTCTTTGATAAACTTTTTACCTTTTTGTTTAACTAGGTCTAGCTCTGGCATTTCCGCCGTCCAATATCCATGACCTGTAACTTTACCATCAACTACAGATTTTGGAGGCATAACCATTGGAAGGTACTCTGGGTTTAACAGTTCGTTAAACTGATTACGATTGTCTATCCATTCTTTAGTTTTAGCTGTTTGTCTAATAACTTTAAAAGTTTTATGTTTTACTTGGTCAGTCCCTATCTCAACTAAACCTGTATGAACAACTAACAAATCAAGTAATTGTATACCAACATGTAATCTTTCAGTAGTAGACCACTCTTGCCAATTCATTACATTATCTCTTCTTGCCTGCTCTCTTAATTTTCTTCTTTTGTAAGAATAGTTCCAAGACCTTTTATCTAAATCTCTTTTTGTAGTTTCGTAAAGTTCTGGATTTAATGATTTAAAGTTTTTAAGACTAATCTCTGTTTCAATCCTACCACCTAAAGTAATAGCAGTAGAAGTAACTTTTTGTGTAGTAGTTATAGTGTTAATTACATGCTTTGCTGTTATCAAAGCTGTTATTAAAGGGTCTACTTGGGAGATGTATTGAAGTGCTATGGGAGGTTTTGAGTGAACATTTTTATCTGTTTCTTTTATCCACTCTGCAATGGCTATTGCTAAAGGACGTACTGTGGTTGCAACAATAACTTTTCCGTAAGATGTAACACTTTCTTCACCACGTTCTATGTGGGAAAGTCTCCTCTTATTTGTTCTGTTCATACCCCTTTCAGCAGACATCTTTTCGGTCTGGACTTGGTCTTTATACGTAGGCATTATTTCTAGTAGTTTCATGTATTCTCCTATTTGTTGATTTATGTTTAAACGGATTTATTAATTCGGTTAAGAACATTTACTGCACCCATTAAATTATTAGGTATTAAATGGGAGTATCGTTTTATCATCTTCCATGACTTATGACCTAGCATTTGTCCAATCATGTGTAATTCAACCTTACCTGATTGAGCTAACCTAGTAGCACAAGTATGTCGTAAGCAATGAATGACAAACTCTTTGTCGTCTTCAAGGTTCAT